CCTTCAGGTTCAATATTAGCTTTAACTTTATATAAACTTTTTCTTAAACCATTATCACCATAGTCCATATCTGGTGTTTGAAATTCTGCTTCTACATTTGAACCATCAAAACTATTACCAGTATCATGTTGGTAAATATATCCTGATTCATCTGCATGAAAAATAACTTCTGTACCTGAACTATTTAAATCTGAAGTACAAACTGTTACAGGTAATCCTTTTGTTTCACTCCATTCAAAAGCAGGTATTCCTTCTGCACTATATTTAAATGTTCCTATAATTCCTTTTTGTCCAGAAGCTGCTTGACCAGATTGATAATAGAATAATCTGTATTGACTTCTTTCTCTAATAACCATACTAGAAACTGTATAGTTTCCAAAGTTGTTTAGTATATTATTTATAAGAGGTAAAATTTTTCTTGAAATAGAACCTAGTTCAACATCATCAATTCTAGCTGTACCAGCAACTGTTCTCAATCCATCAGGTGCTAAGAAAATTAAATCTCCACCTATCTCCTGAATAGAGTTGCCACTTACACAACCTATATTTTTAGTTACTGATTTAATTATAGGAGTAGAATCAAGGTTTGTCAACTCATATATACTATTTTTACAGAATATAATTAAGCTATTTCTAAATACTTTAATACCTATTACTATATCACCTACATCAATTGAACCTGCAGAAGCACCTTCAAAGTCATAAGGTTTTAATCTAGTACTATAATATACTGTACTAGGATTAGATGCTTGACCAGATACTATAATTCTTTCAGCATATCTTTCAATTAATGAACAACCTACTGGAGCAGACCTTTCAATTTCTTCAAAGTGATAGCTACCATCTTCATGTATATAAAATTCACCTATTTTATTTTGACCATCTACAAAATATAATGTTCCATTTTGACCACCTGTAGATTCAAAATTAATAAATTTAACATTAGTTTGATTAGTTCTAGGTATAGTTGTTGCACTAGCTAAACTAGATGAACTTATACCACCTATAAAATATGTTAATCCATTTTGAGTACTAGCAGTATTTGCATTAATATCTAATGTAAGTTCTGTATCACTTTGAATAGATAATACTTTATAAAAATTATTATCAATTTTAATATCATCACCAGGAGTAAATGATGTTGTAAAAGTTGTAGTAGTTCCTGTTACTGTTGGTGAACCTGAACTAATTGAAACTGTTCCTGCTCCTGCAGTAAAAGTATCTTTATTTATTTGTACATAAGATGTACCTGTAGTACTAAAATATAAATCATCTGATTGAGCAACTACTACTCCATCTGCATAATTTATAATTCCATGAATAGTATCAGTTGATACACCACTAGGTATAACACCACTAGCACCACCCCATTTAGTATAACCACTTATTCTTCTATAACCACCTGTAGTAGATGATTCAAAGTTTTGTAATTTAGTTGCAGCTCCTGGAGTTCTAAATAAAGCATGAGAACTTGAAACTAAATCCAAGCCACCTTGTACTGTAATTGATGCTCCTTGAGTTGGCATAGTTTATCCTTAATATAAATATGTAAATCTAACATCTGACATATACTCTGGTTGAGGAGAATTTAATTGGTCAGCCATATTTTGTAATCCTTTTTTATATTCATCTAAAGCTAATTGTGATTGTGCAATATTATCTTTAAACTGATAAATATAATATCTAGCTCTTGCTAGTAAAACTGGTTTGTATTGTTCTGGAAATAAAACCTTATCTGTATCATTAGTTAATTCAGTAGGTCTATTATAAGCAAAGAAATATATTCTATATACATCATCTGGTATAGGAGATAATCCAAATCTTCTACCATCTGAACTTCTTAATACTCTTAGTGGTGTTGAATAAGTTTGTGAATTAGCTTTGTTTGCTTCTTCACCTTGAGCAAAGTTAGCTCTCCATGCTGATAAAGTTGTGAATGCTAATTTATTAATTGTATGAGGAGCTGTCTTACCTGTAACACCTTCTGTTGTTAAAGTAAAATCATCCCAGTTAACTGAATCATAATCTGTATCTACATCAGCCGAACCTGCTTTCATAAGATACCATCTTTGTCCAGCTACAGTTTCTACATATGTATTACCATAATAGTCATCTTGAGGTGCTGCAGTCTTTAACCAAGACCATTCATCAACTGCATCTACAATATCAAAATAAGCTCTGTTAACACAGTTAGCTACAAATTTTTGTATACCTAATGCTCCTGATACTGTTGTTAGTTCTGGTTCATTTATTTCAACCAGTAATTCATTTGTCATTGATAAGTAAGTTTTAGCCATTTAACAGTTCCATGCTCTTAGTGATTTATTAATTCTTGAATTAGGGTCTCTTGCAGTTTTTGCAGATGTAAGTTTTTTCTTCATGCCTTTCATCCTTGCACAAAAACTCTTTCTTCTTTTATTGCCTACAACTTTACTTGGTGCTTTTAAGTTTCGTTTCTTACCAGTCTTAGTTCGACCTTTATTATAAGAAGCTCTACCTTTAGCATTAAGTCCTCCCTTAGGATTCTTACCCTCTTTACGAGTCCAAGCAGGTGAAGACATTATACCCATTATTATTTTTTATTATTTTTATCTTTTTTAATTACTATAGTCATTACTCCACCATGACCTTTTTTATTTCGGTGAACTTTACCACCATATTTATATTTACCTTTGTTTACTATTTTTCCACCAGGCATTGCTTTTTTCATTGGCATATTGTTTTCTCCTATAATATATATGCGATTATAATTATAATAGCTACAATAAGAACTTCTTTTTTATGATGTTCTTTGTAGTGATTAATTTTGTTTGTCCAATATTTATTTAACATAATTCTTCTCCTAATAAGAGGATGGGGATATTACTACCCCCACCCAATAGTGTATTAAAAATTAATCTATTGTGTAGATAATTTTACCAGCTACTTCTGGTCTTAATACTTTTCTTCCCCATACCATTAAACCTCTAACGATATCTGAGAAAGTACCTGTGTCTCTAACAGTTTCCACTTTGTTCATGCTTGACGCAGCAGCAGTTGAACTCATGTGACCGAATAGAGCTTCAGGTGCAGTTGCTGAACCAGCAGGTGTAGCACCAGATAAGTCATTAGTTGGTAAGTTGTTTGATTTGTACATTGAAAAACCTCTAAGTAATCCAGATGCAACTAAACCATTTCTGATTGAACCTTGACCAGCATTAAAGTCTACTGATAAAAGTTTAGAAGAAGAGTTAGAAAGTGCATTGTACCATTCAGGTGCAGCAACAAACCATCTTCCATCTTCAGGTGCGTTAGCTTCGTCTAATACTTTAGCAGCTAATGCCATTTGGTTTAAAGGGTCAACTTCACCACTTGCAAATCCAATATCAATTGGAGTTGAAGTAGTTCCCATTCCTGCAGTTGCAGTTGCTCCTGCTGAAATAGCTGCTAGAATATTGCTATCCATAGCATCTCTTAAAGCATAAGCAGCATTGTCTGCAGCAATAGCTTGGAAGTTGACATGAGAGAATCTCTTCTCTAAGTCATCAATCTTAAATGAAAAAGATTTAGCTTGGTCTACAGTTAGAACAAGTTCTTGGTCAGTTAAGTCAGTTGATGTTACAGCCAGACCTCTTGTGTAGTCTGCTACTGCGATTTGAGGCTCTTTGATAATGTTAACAGTATCACCGAAAGATGAGATTTCTCCCATGTAATCTGTGTTACATACTGCTTCTGCTACTGCAGCTTTTCTTAGAGCTATTTGTACTTTCTTTGAATAGATTTCAGGAATGAAAAAACCATTAGTTTGACCTGAAACACCTAATCCAAAGTTATATGTTGAACCACCAGCGAATTTAGCCATTGTAGTTACTCCTTTGTTAGTTGTTGATAAAAATGAAAATAGAATTAATCTATAATTCTACCTTCTCTTTGAGCTTTTAAAATATCTTTTTCATATTTCATAAACTCCTCATCTGATAATTTCTTAATATCAGACCTTTTGAAGAAAGGTTCTTTAGATTGAGGCACTTGAGTTTGTTCGTTAGTTTTAACCAACAAGTCTGCACCTTCATTCTTCAGTTGTTTCTTCGTAGTTTTTTTATCAAGTCCAAGTCCTCGGTCCTTCTTATACAAGTCAATTGCTCGTGCAGCTAATGCTCCATTAGAGTTGTTTTCATATATCCAGTTTTTAATTTCCATTGGCTGAGTATCTGCCCAGTTATGAAAATCATCAGACTCTTTTATTTCTTCAAAGTCAGGATGATATTTTGAAAGTTCAAGTGCAGCTTCCTTTTGTTGTAAAGTAATGTTTGCTTTCTTTAAACTTTCTAACTCTTCTTGTAAAGTCTTAACTTCATTTTGCGATTGTAAGTGAGATACAGTTTCCACAACTCCATAAATGTCAGGATAATCGTTTTTAAAAGCTTCAAGCTCTTCTTTCGATTTTGGTGGTTGGTACTTAGGTCGGTTCTCTTGAAGTTGAACTTTAAGGTCACTTTCTCTACTGTTCCATTCACCTAACTTCCTATCATAATATCGTTTTAGGTCGTCATATCTTTTCTTATAATCAACTTTTGTATAAGGGTTAGATTCTACATTTAATGCAGAGTCTTGAACCTTATCCATTGTTGCATCAGTATTCTCAGTATTATCATCTGGGTTGCCTTCGGCAGTAGCATTTGATAAACCTTGATTACTTTCAGGGTTTGGCACAAACAAACCTTCATCAGCAGAGGTTCTATCTTGTGGCATAGCATCATCTGTATGCCAAGATTTTTTTCTGTTGTAAGGGTTTGCTTCGGCTTCTTGTCTTCCTTCTTCGTTTTTGTTACTCATCGTATCCTCCTTTAGGGCTTCTTAACTGAAGGTAGCTAAGGCAGGTGTTTTTGTTTAAAACGAAACTACAAGGGCTTATAATAAAATTATTATAAGGTAGCTTGTCTATTCATAGAGTTACCTTTCTCTATAAATTCTTTATACCATCTCTTCTTCTTGAGATTGAATACCAGCATCATAATCTGCTTCTGCTTGTTTCATCATCTTTCTTAATTTGTCTACACCAATATTCTTAACTGCTTTGGCTGTAAATACAAATTCACCATCTGATAAAAGTGCTGGGATAGAGTCTGAAGTTCCTGTTCCTGGTCCTTCTACTTCTCCATCTTCTGTAAATTCTGTTGCAACTAATTTAGGAATGATAGCTTCTAATTCTGGATGCATCTCAACTGCTTCATCTAATAGTTGTTCTTCTTCTTCTGATAAAGCTGAAGTATCAATAATAGCATCCATACCTTCTAAGTCTTCATCAGTAATATCTTCTTCATCATCCATAGGCATTTCATCATCCATACCTTCTGGTTTTAATAAAGATTCTTCTTCTACTACTAATTCTTGCATAGGTGGCATATCTTCATCAG